GGGCCGGCAGGGTTTCTCATCCTACACCCTCAGCCACCCACCTACAACTATTTTAAAAGTGCTGAGGGATGCCAAGAGCCTGTAACCCCACCTAAACTTATTATAATATTGATAAATCTTAATGGACACGGATAAATGGTTAATAATGATAATAACAAAAATGCTACACCCATACAAGGAATGGAACAGTATTACAGTAACAACTCAGATAATACACCCTCTGATGAAGATAAACTAAAAAGGAAGGAAAAACGTTTAAAGGACTCGGAAATCAAAAGGGCGGTTAAAGAAGCATTAACAGAGATGCAACAGCCCAGCAAACTCAGCGACACCCAAAGAGTAACCGGAGTAGAACGCGGATTAGCAGCCGCCGGCGTACAACTCGACGACCTCGCAACCGAAAGCATAGAAATTTCACGAAGGATGATAAGGATAGGACGAACCGTTAACACCTTCAACGACCAGTTAGGCAACATAAGAGACCGAATCAAAGAATTAGAAAGGAAAACCAAATTAGCCGAGGACGCAACAGAAGCCGCAATACGAAAGAGCGAACGACACGAAGACATAGACCGAGACACCAACCTAAGACTACTGCCAATCATAGTCGCCATCATAGCAGTCATATTAGCCACATTAAGCTACATATACAAGTGATAAAATATGGAAAGAAGAGAGTTTAATTTATCGACCTTAGGCATCTACATAGCCATCTGGAGCATCATAACAGTAACCCAAGGAGTAATCACCTTCAACCCACTCATACAAGACGACATAGCCATCTTCTACGGAGCCGTAATGCACATGGCAAGCGGACTATGGATAGCATGGATAGCCTACTACATATACACCTCCAAACTCCCATCCTACCACTCATAAAACCCCAAAAAAAAGGGAAAAAAAACAAAATGATAGAAAAAAACTACATGACCGCACTACTCCTCGCAGTCGCAACCACCCTCATAATAACCGCCGTAACCGAATCACCCTACGAACACATCCCCACAGCCATAGCATGGATAGCAATAGCCCTCTACATATACACCCAATGGGACACCCAAAACACAAAATAAAGACAGGAGAACAAGCAAAATGGGAACAGGAAAACTCAACCCAAAAACCCAACAAAAGATAATACAAGCACTAGAACAAGGCCACTACGACAAAACAGCCTACACACTCGCAGGCATAGGCAAAGAAACCTTCTACGGATGGCTACGCAAAGGCCGCACAGCCCGTTCTGGACGATATAAGGACTTTTCGGACGCTGTAAAAAAGGCTAGGGAGCGGGCTGTTGATGTTTGGCTTTCGCCGGTTCGTGAGGCTTGTTTGGCTGGTAATTGGACGGCGTGTGCTTGGTATCTTGAGAGGACGCGTCCTCAGAAGTTTGGTAAGATGCAGAGGGTGGAGATGAAGCATGAGGGTAAATTAACGAAGGAGGCGACGTTATCGGATGATGCGAAGAAAATCCTTGCAGACCCGGAGCTTAGGAAAACAGCTTCCCGGCTCCTTACAGAGCTCGAGGGAAGTGGACGAGCTTCTGACTCCGATGAGACTGGCGATAAGCGACACGAATAAGCATTGGCAGCCGGCCCGCCATCTTTATGCAATCACAGATTTTATTATCGATGTAGCCACGGCTCCAGACAGCCGGGGAATTGTTATCCTACCACCAAGACACGGTAAATCCACATTGATTAGCGAATACACACCGGCTTGGTATATAGCCAACTATCCAGACAATAGAGTTATTTTAGCCAGTTATGAGGCGGACTTTGCAGCATCGTGGGGTGCTAAGGCACGTGATGTTTTAACACGCAATGCGGACTTGTTTGGCCTAACCATAGACACACAAAGCAGTGCAAGGAATAGGTGGGACATACTTAACCGTATGGGTGGTATGAACACCGCAGGACTTGGTGGTGCTATAACAGGACGCGGAGCCAACCTATTCGTCATAGACGACCCTATTAAGAGCGATAAAGAAGCAAAAAGCGAAGTATATCGGGAGGCAGCATGGCAATGGTACCTATCCACCGCCTTCACCCGATTAGAACCCGGAGCATCCACCTTCTTGATTTTAACGCGTTGGCATGAAGATGATTTGGCCGGGCGTATATTACAGGAATCAGGCGAGGACTGGAGGGTTCTTCGATTGCCGGCTATTGCAGAACAGGATGACCCATTAGGACGCATGGAGGGCGAGGCATTATGGCCTGAGCGTTATCCGATAGATAGACTCGAGATAATACGTGAAGAGATAGGCGATTACTGGTTCAACGCCCTATATCAGGGCAATCCACAAAAGCCCGAAGGTGGGCTTCTTAAAGAGGATTGGCTTCAATATTACGATATTATCCCCAAAGACCCTACAAGTTATACGTGTTATCAGGCATGGGATTTGGCTATAAGTGAGCGAGATACAGCCGACTACACCTGTTCATGCACAGGATGGGTGGATAACCAAACCCAAGACGTGTACATCGTTGATTGGACAAGGGAGCATATAGACTTCCCTACACAGGTAACGCGGGTTATAGAGCAACATGATGAGCACAGACCCGTAACCATAGGCATAGAGGACGTTGCTTACCAAAAGGCACTCCCACAACAGATACTAACCACAAGGAACCTACCAATAGTCAGTATACCGCATACAACGGACAAAACAGCCCGCATTCAGCAGCGGTTCTTAGCGTTCGCGAATCATAAAGTGTGGCTTCCTACGAACCACCCATTAACCAAGGCATTTACGGGCGAGTTTTTAACATTCAACAAGGGAAGGTATGACGATATGCTTGACGCGACTGAAATGATGCTGTCCTTCGCAGTACAGCCACGTATGCAAGGCGTAACGTCTAAGAGTACGTATGACTTTGCGGATTGGGATTATATACACGGAGAACGTCGCAATGCCAGAAGATTCTAAGAAGTTTGCGGGTGCCGTTAAGAATCGGAGCGTGCTCCGTGCTTCTTTCAAGAAATTTATGTATCGGCGGATGGATTGGACTCGGATTCGTCATTGGACATAATTCGACCGTGGTTTTTGAGTAAAGGAGCGATATTAGGGGAGTAATTTTTTATGGATAGTATGGAAACGATTGCACAGACGATTAATGTGCGTAGGCCGGTTAACAAGCCGCCCAATTTCTTCAGGGTGTACCCGTTGCACTTTGATAGGTATATAGGGACTGATGTGCACGTATTGGAACTTGGAGCGTATAAGGGCGGTTCTTTGGAGCTGTGGCGTGATTACTTCGGCCCAAACTGCAAGGTGATGGGTGTGGACATCTCAGACACCGCGAGGAGTGTGGAGGATGACCAGATTACATTATACGTTGGTGATGTGAACCTACCCGAAGTTTTAGACGACCTAAAGGCCACGATGCCACGGGTTGATATTTTAATCGACGATTGCAGCCATGTTATGGGACAGCAAATCCAGTCTTTCGAGCAACTGTACCCACACGTCCAGCCGAATGGTATCTATGTCTGTGAGGATGTTTATACCAGTTATTGGCCGGCGTATGGAGGCGGACAGGACCAGCCCTTCACGTTCATGGCTTTGGCTAAGAAGTTGATAGATTCTTTGAATGTTACCCAAGACATGAACCCAGAGCAAGCCGTATTGGATTTCACGTTCTCATTGCAGGGCATTCACTTTTATCCGGGGTTAGTGGTCTTTGAGAAGGAACAGAAGACTTGGCATGACCTTAAACTTGGTAGGGGTTAGTATGAGTGCTGATAGTAAGCGTAGGCGTCATAGTATCAGGCAGATAAGGAAACAGCAGGCTCACAAACTCCGAATGGAGATGAAACGGTATGTGTGGGATTATATAGATGATGGTTACTTCGATGACGAATCAGAGGCTGGTGAAACCTCAGATACATTAGAGGACAGGTAACAAACAGTATGAGGTGATTTAAATGACGGTGAGACAACTAAAAATATTTGAATTGAACGGCCTATTGCTTGCGACTAATTTGCAGCATAAAGACGTAACTGACTTACTAAGGGATTATCTGAAGGAATACGACAAGCAAATACCTCCAGAACCATCGACGATGCAGTTCGCTCCTAAACGCTTCGAGTCTTTTGCCCATAGTAGGATTGAAGGCGTTACGTTCAAGTTCATTAAGTTAGACGCAATATAAGGATGTGAATAGTATCATGTTTGAAGGAACAACCCTTAGATTACGAGCAGCCGCCTCAGCACTCGGCAACGTCCCATCTAAGACCTTACCACGCCTATTAGGCCAACGATTAAGTAAGCCGAAAGAAACGTGGTTTGGGCAGATGTTTGGCGAAACGTACAATCCAGACAGAGGCATTGAGGATTATCAGCGTATGGTGGACTTGGATGCTCAAATCAGGGCGGGGTTGGACCTTATAACATACACCCTTTTATCGAAGGACTTTATTATAACGCCAGCCAGTGAGCATATCTTAGAGGTTGAGGAGGTTCCAATGCAGCCGGATGAAACTCAGCCGGTTCCTGAGGTGTTGTCTAAGGATACTGCGGAGCCTAACATCATTACATTAGAAGGGACTGCTGCTCCTACCTTTGAAACAACATCACCATCCATACAACCCGATAAACCCGTATCGCCTTTGACAGGGCAACCCGTTCCAGAACCACCCAAACCCACACCCATAGAACCCATTAAAAGCCCAGAACAGACCCTTAATGAAGAGGTTGCGGATTTCGTGGAAGATATGCTCGGAGACATGAAAACAACCATGCGACGTATCCGCAAAGACATTTACACCGCTATTCCCTATGGTTTCAGCATATCAGAGATTATATATCGCTATGATGACGCTAAGAATCAGATTGTGTGGGACGATGTTAAATCTATCGACATAGAGACCTTGGATAGTTGTTTCGTTTATAATGAGTATGGCGACGTAGAGAGCATACGTCAATACTATGGCGGTATAGAGGGCTATGTGGAGATACCACCCGAAAAGTGTCTTATATACAGCTTTGATGAGGAGTTCGGGAACAAATATGGTCGCAGTATCCTGAAGCAGGTGTATGACCATTGGTTTATGAAAAGGAAGATACTAAAATGGTACAATATCTTTTTACAGAAATTACAGAGCCCTACACTCTATGGGAAGATTGCTAACCCGGCGGATGAATCCAAGATGATGGATAGCCTCGACCAGATTAAGGAGGGTCGTACGAACATGGTTACTAATATAGCCGAC